GCCTCCGCTTGTTTCCGCTGGGCAAAAATCTCCATTGCATTGGGGCCGCCTGTATCAAACAGGACCGCGTACCACGGCTGATTCTCGGCACTCTTGTGCGCAAAGTTGATGTCAGAGATAGCGCCAGCAAACTTGGCCAGATCAGACGATATTCCGCCGATGTCTTTGCCAAGTTCTATGCCCTTCTTGATTGCGGCAACCGCTGCCTGCGCTGTAGCAAATGCTGTGAGTGGATCAATCATGCGTCACCAATGGTCTCAGGGCATTCGTAGTAGGGGCCTTCCATCGCTTTAGTTCTTTCGCTCCACAAGCCGGTCGATCTTCTCCTCGATACGGTCAAAGCGCTGCACGATCTGAGCCAGCGTGGCAGTGCTGTCAGCGCGCGTGACGTATTCTTTAGCCATGTCTTCGCGGGTCTTATTCAGTAGTATCTGCACACGCCTGACCTCGTCGGACTGCGACTTGATCCACCACGCGATGAGGCCGACGATAGCTGTAAGCACTGAGTTCCAGAGTGCATCCATTTCCATAAAGTGTGACCCCAATTTAACGCCCTTGCATAATAGCACACACATTGCCCTTGTGCTACCACCCCACAGGTGTTAACAAATTGTTAAAAGGAGACCGCGACATGCGAACTACACGTCAAATTGGGCCTCGGATCGACGAGCGCTTGTATAAAGAGTTGAAGAATTATTGCGCAGAGAGCGGCATCAGCATGTCGCTGGTCGTTGAGTTTGCGCTCAAGGAATACCTGCGCGGTCAGGTAGAGGAGCTGTGATCGTCGGCATCGACTGCGGCTATAGGACGGGTGGAGTAGCGCTCGTTGGCGACGGCTGGGCCGAGGTCCACGACCTCCCGACCTACTCCGAAGGCGGCGTTGACGTGAACGCCCTCATGGACATCATAACGTCGGCTGGAGATGTTGATCATATCTACGTCGAAAAGCAGCAGGCTATGCCGAGGCAGGGCGTGTCTAGCACGTTCAAGTTGGGGCTTGGCTATGGCCAGATCATCGCGACCTGCGCGATGGCAAGGGCTCCGTACACGCTGGTGACGCCAGTATCTTGGAAGAGGTCGATGAACCTACCGAAAGACAAGGACGCGGCGCGGCGTCTTGCACAGCAGTGGTTCCCCGCCCTGACTGAGCGATTAAAGCGCAAGAAGGATGAGCACCGCGCAGAGGCGCTGCTAATCGCGATGTATGGGAAAGGAAGGAAGTGAGAATGAACGAGAAGCGAAAAGAGTATCAAGAGAAGGCAATGAGGGCTGTAACAAATGAGGCCCAGCGGAAAGTGATCGATATGCGCGGAGCTGGCTGTACATATGCAGAGATTGGGCAGGAGCTTGGCATGTCGTCAGGGAATGCAGCGGTGCTATTTGATAAATACAGCAAGATGGTTGATAACTTTGTGCGTGTCCTTGAGTTGGCTGACGAACAGGGGGGCGCGCTAAACGTCCCCATATCAGAGCTGAGACACATCTCGCCTAAGTACGGATTTAGGTTTTCTCGCGCCGCCGACCAATATCTCTTGATGGGCTTAACTCTCAAGCAAGTCGTGGCCTCAGACCCGAAGTTCCTCGCCAGCAAGCGGGGGATTGGCCCAAAAACTATCATAGGATTTATGGACGACGTGAAGAGGCACTTCCGTCGAGACAAAAGCGTTTTCAAGATGACGCGGTACTACGTCAGCCGAATTGATTACAGTGTGAAGTCGCCGATCCCGAACCGAGTTATGGAAGCCATGAAGGCAATTCGAGAATGCGGCTACAGCGTGGTGGTTAAGAGCAAGTACGACCAGCAATACAACAAATCGCGCAAGGCGCGCAGCGAGGCCACCCGATGCCAGTAAAGGAAAACATCTCCAACGAGGAATACCACCTCGACCCAGCTCTCAGCGCAAGCGGGGCTAAGACGATTGCGATGCAGTCGCTGGCCCACTTCAAGTACGCAAAGCGCAGGGCGAGCACCGCCTTCGACGTCGGCACGGCGGTACACACGCTTGTGCTGGAGCCACACCTGAAGGGGACCGTCTGGTGCGGCCCTGAGACACGTCGCGGCAAGGACTGGAAGGAGCAATACGCAGAGGCTCAGGAGGCGGGAGCCGTGTTGCTCACTGAGGCCGACTACCAGCAGGCCGTTGACATGGCGACATCTGTGCGCTCGAACGCAGCCGCGATGGAGCTGCTGGGCGGTGACTTGCTGGTCGAGGCCAGCGTGTTCTCTCACGACGCTGAACACGGAGTTGACACGCGCTGCCGCCCAGACGGCTGGCGCAAGGACATTGCGGCGGTGATCGACCTGAAGACAACGATTGATAGCTCGCCACAGGGTTTTGCAAAGCAGGTGGCCAACTTTGGCTACCACTTGCAGGATCAGTTTTATCGCAGAACAATGCTCAACGATGGACACGAAGTTGACAGATTTGTGTTTATCGCAGTCGGCAAGGACGCGCCCTACCCCGTGGGCGTGTACGAATTGGACTACCACTCGCTCGACGAAGGGGCGATGGGGGTGCAATACGCTCTGGGCAAATATGCTCAGGCGTTGAAGACGAATGTGTGGGATTACGGATATGGAGATCTGCAAACGATCTCTATACCGCCCTATGCGTTCAATTTTACCACGGCAACATAAGTCAGGAGACACACATGCCAATCTCATTCGGATCAAAAGACAGCGACGGCGCGAGTAATTACATTCGCGCTAACCTCCCACAGAACCGCTGGTGGGCAAAGACGGATCAGGGCGATGAAAACATCGACATGGATCGAGGCTTCGCGATAGACATTAAAGACGTGACCTTCGGTTGGCTTCACATCGACGTGGGCGTTCGCGACTGGCAACCGTGGCCCAGCCCCTCGCAGGGAACGCCACGCCCAAGCGACAACCATAAGAACGGGTTCGAGGTGAACTGCTGGCTGTCAGATGGGCGTCCAGCCTCGTTCTCTGGCAACAGCTATGGCCTCGGCCAGTTCATCGCCAAGCTCTACAACAAGGCGGAGACGATGCCTGAGTTTGCGCAGGGCAAGGTGCCAGTAATTCAGGTTACATCATCCACGCCAGTCCTAGTGGGTAAGGGTACGAGCTACGATGTGGGCTTTGAGATTCGAACGTGGATCGACAGACCTTCTAGCGAAGCACCAGCAGCGCCTGCGCCTGCGCCTGCGGCTGCTCCAGCGCCAGCACCGGAAGCAGCGCCAGCACCGGAAGCAGCGCCAGCGGCAAGCGGGAACGACTTCGGCTTCTAAGACCTCGGGCGTGGCGGCGGTGTTCGCCGCGCCCTTTTAAAATTTAAAAAGGAATGAGCAAAAATGAGTGAGGCATATTTCAGCAAGGTCTTGCAGGGCGCGGTTGATGACGTTGTGTCGTCGGGTAAGGGTGGCCGCAATGAAGGTCTGAACAAGGCCGCGTTCTCCATCGGGCGGCACGCACACCTCGCGCCCGCCAGCATCGACGATGCGATCTTCTCGCTGCACACAGCGGCCAAGCAGGTCGGGCTAAACGACATGGAAATCAAGGCGACAATCGGGTCAGGCTTCAAGCGTGGCGGCGATAATCCGAAGGAGCTGGAGAACTCGGACGCGACCCCATACATCGCAAGCGAGATGGACCGCCTGATCTCTCGCCTCGCGCAGAAGGATCTCATCATGCGCGACGACGAGACGCGCGCAGACAAGATACGCAAGGCCAAGGAGGCTTGGGAGCGTGCGGTGCCTATCACGCGCGAGAATATAGACGCAGTGCGCCCAGCGCTGCTGTACCTCAACTCTCGCAGCCTGCGCGCGTCCACGGCTGACGGCGTGGCCAAGTTCAGCCCAAACGTATACGACGGGCCAGCGATTATCTTTCCAGCGCTAACGCCAGAGGGTGAGGTCGAGGGCGTGCAGAGCGTGCTGCTCACGCCTGACGGCAAGAAGCGCGAAGTCAACGGCATCAGCAAATACTCGCGCGGCGTGATCGCTGGCAACGTGCTGCGCGTCGGCAATGAGCATGAGGGCGGCGCAATCCTATTATGCGAGGGGCCAGAGGATGCGCTGAGCTTGAAGCAGGCCGTCAGCGGCCACGCTGAAGCGACTATTGTCTGCACATTTGGCAAGGCGGGCATGGCGACGTACAGCCCGCCGCGCGCGTCCGACGTGACGATCTGCGCGGACCCAGATCTCGACGTTGAGAAGTGCGCGGACGTGCTGCGTGGCGACGGGTCGACGGCTGTGTATGTCGTGCGCTTTGACGCGCTCGGCGTTGAGAACGTCAAGGACGCAAACGACTTCCTGCGCGAAGCTGGCGAGGCTAAGCTGCGTGAGGCGCTGGCAGGGGCCAAGCCGTATGCGGTGGTCGTGCAGGAGCAGATCGAGAGCGAGCGGCAGTGGCCGACTGCCTACACGCCCATCGACCCCGCGCTGATCCCTAAGCGCCGCTGGATCTACGACAATGCGTACATTCGCTCGTACATATCGGTGCTGGCGTCTGCGGGCGGCGTGGGCAAGACGTCCATGCAGATTGTTGAGGCGCTGGCGATTGCGTCAGGCAGGCCGCTGCTCGGTGAGACTGTGCATGAGCGCACAAGCGTGTGGATGGTCAACTTGGAAGACCCGCTCGAGGAGGCGCAGCGACGCATTGCGGCGGCGATGAAGCACTACAACGTGAAGCCCGAAGACATCGAGGGGCGCTTCTATGTTGACGCTGGCCGCGAGGTGCAGATCAAGTTTGCGACGCAGACGCGGGAGGGCGTGTTGGCGAATGATGAGCTCGTTGAGTACATGAGCCAGAAAATCAGCCAGCATAACATTGGCATGGTGTTCATCGACCCGTGGGTCGGCGCGAACGACATCAACGAGAACGACAACGTGGCGATGAATGCTGCGGTGGCTGCGGCTCGGTGGGTGTGCGACAAGACGGACTGCGCGATGGTCCTCACGCACCACATCCGCAAGGGCAACGGTGAAGACGCCAACATCGACAGCGTCAGGGGCGCGGGTTCATTAATCGGCGCAGCCAGAGCCGCGCGGGTCATCAATAAGGTGAGCCAAGAGGACGCGATGAAGCTGGGCTTGGGGGAGCTGGAGGCGCTGGGCATATTCCGAGTGGACGACGGCAAGGCTAACCTCAGCCCGCCCGCAGCAAAGGCTGTCTATCGCCGCATGGAGGGCGTGGAGCTCCCAAACGGGGAGTGGGTCGGCGTGGCGATCCCGTTCAAGATGCCCGACCTGTTCGACAACGTGACGGCCAAGCACGCTCAGCAAGTGCAGCGCCTCGTAGGGGCTGCCGCTGAGCGTCAGGAGCCCATGCGTGCCAGCATGCAGGCGAAGTCGTGGGCGGGACACGCGGTTGCCGTCGTGCTGGATCTCGACATGGACAAGGCTCACGAAAAGGCGAAGGCAAAGGCAATCTTGGCAAAGTGGATCGAGACTGACGTGCTGAGGCTGGACGAGTGGCCAGACAAGCGCGCTGGCCGTGACGTGAAGGTCGTGGTCGTGGGTGAGTGGATAACAGGGGAGGAAGCGGGAAGTACGAGTGCCTAAAAATCAAGTTTACCAATAAAACAAAGGAAATGAACATGGATACTATCGACATCGCAATCTCATATGTACACGAAAAGGGCTACGCTTTTGGCGTTGTCCCAGATACGGGGGAGCAGTGCTTCATCCCGCCACACGTTCTCGACGGCGCTGGCGTGGCGCGCGGGGACGTCGTGTCGGCTCACGTCGTGACCAATCCAAACGAGGATCAGCGTCAGAACACTCGCTGGTGCGCGGTTAACTTAGCCACGGGCGGCAGCGCTATCGACGCGCAGCCTCCGCTGGATACGCCCCGCGAGCGCGTCTCCGCGCATGACTTAGACGCGGAGGTGCTTAACGAGGTGTGTCTCTCAGCGTATCTTTCGACGAGCGAGATAGCGAAGGCTCTTGGCGTGGACACCACCACCGCACACAACTCTGCCGCGCGACTATTCGCGGCCAAGAAAATCGTCAAGGCGGAGGTGTACGCAAGGCCAGACCAGTCGCGGGCGTCGTTCGTGCTCTGGGCGAAGGTCACGTCAGACTTTCTCGGAGCCGATGACCGATGACCCGCGCGCTTTACGAGAGCCCGAGCGACAGGGACAACGAGCAAGCGAATATCACTCCAGACGAATTGCGCAAGCTGCTGCGCTACGAGCCAGAGACTGGCAAGCTATTCTGGAAGGAGCGAACTCCCGACATGTTTGAAGACAGCAAGCAAACCGCCGAGCATAAGTGTAGCAGGTGGAACAGCCGTTTAGCTGGTAAGGAAGCCCTCAATAGCATAAACATTGAAGGCTACAAACGCGGCTTGATATGGAGCCGCCAATACATTGCACACAGAATTGCGTGGGCTGTGCATCACGGGAGCTGGCCAGAGCAGCAAATCGACCACATCAATGGCGTGAAAACCGATAATCGCATGTGCAACCTGCGCGATGTGTCAGCGACTGAGAATGGCCGCAACCGCACGCTGCAAGCAAACAGCACGAGCGGAGTTACTGGCGTCAACTGGAATAAGGGAGCGAGGAAGTGGCGGGCGTGCATTCGCGTCCAGCAGAAGTATGTTTACCTTGGGCACTATAGGGCCATAGATGACGCCATAGCGGCCAGAAAGGCGGCGGAGATTGAGCACGGTTTTCACCCAAATCACGGTAGATCTAAGTGAGCTTGGTGTTAACCACACCTTCGTTTTCAAGGTGTGGAAGTGTTGTGGAAGTGTGGAAAAAGAGGCCCATTTCACTACCACCACACCACTACGCTTATATTAAGCGTGGTGTGGTGGCGGTGTGGGACGTTGCGGAAATAAGGTGTGGAGGATTTAAGGTGTGGAAGAGCGAGAGAGTGGGGGCGGGGTATCATGGCTAAGTTGAAGAGTAGGGCGAAGGGAAGGCTGGATCACAGGGACGTGAAGGCGAGGGGGAGCCTGAACAATGGCGAGGGGATTATCAGTGCTGGCGTGTGGGGGCAGTTAAGGCCGCTCGATGAGAAGGCGCGCAAGAAGATCGAGCGCTGGGGCGATACGCTGCCCGACTTGGTGTCGCCAGAGTTGGCAGGTAGATTTGAGGCTGCGTATGAGGCGCTGGGCGTAAAGGTAGCCGCTGGGGATGTCGTTGGCACGAACCAGATTGTCTCGCAGCTCATGCGCGCTTGGGACATCTTGGAGGCCGAAGCGGAGGCGGCGGGGCATAAGCCGCTGCCGCCTGACGCGTACTGCGTCGATCTCAAGGGGCAAATTGTGTGCATCGCAGTGTCTGGCGTGTTAGAGTTGCGCAACAAGCATCCAGAGTGGACAGTGTACAGCTTTGAGGACGCGGCGAGGATATTGAGGCACGACTGGTCAGAGGCGTTCCTCTCGGATGCGTTCAAGGCGTTCCCAGAGGCAAGGGTGACGAAGGTCACGCGCGAGCCGACAGTCCCAGTCAAGTGGGATCTCGGCGGAGACGAAATACCGTTTTGAAGGAGAAGAGAATGAACAGGAAACAGTTGCTCGAAGAGGCGGGCAGAACCATCGCAGGACAGCGTCAGGACGACTACGGAGACGCGAGGCAGTCGTTTGATCGCATCGCGGCCCTCTGGAGCGCCTACACAGGCTCTAAGGTCACCAGAACGGACGTGGCCAACATGATGGTGCTGTTGAAGGTCAGCAGGGCGCGCACGTCGCCTGAGAAGATCGATAGCTGGCTCGATATGGCGGGATACGCCGCGCTCGCAGCGGAGATGGTGTCGGATGGCTAGGTCAGCACTCGCAAAGCAGAAACTCGCTGAGCTCGACGAACTCGGTGAAGACGAGATCCTTGATCGCATCGCGTCGGGCATCAGCATGCGTCAAGTGACGCGAGACTTGGGCGTGGGCCACAAGCTCTGGTACAAGTGGATCGACGCAGTGAGCGGCAGGCGTGGCCGCTATGAGGCGTCTCTCATGGAGGCTGCGCACTTCTACGCTGATAGGGCCGTGCAGACGGCGCAGAACACGGAGCCGTCTACGGCCAACGCAGACAGGCTGCGCGTGGACACGGACAAGTGGTATGCGTCCAAGCTGAACCAGCAGTACGACACGCGCCAGCGCGATGTGGCGATCAACATCAGTGTGAGCGACTTGCACGCTCAGGCAGCGCAATTACTTGGCGATGTTGTAGACGCTGAGGCTGAGGACGTGACAGACGATGATGCGTGAGGGGCGCGAAAACGCGCACTGGCGTACTTTCGCTCGGGCGTGCGCGCGTGCCACATCGGCGCGTGCCTCGTCAACAAATAACAAGTATTATGTTGTCTTTCGGGGGCGAAATCACTTTGCCGATAGGTCCAGTTGGGCTAAGTCATTGAAAACATTGAACCCGACATTTAACATAATGCGCATTATCGGCGTTCG